CAGAATCAAGATAACTTTATCGCTGACAAGGTATTCCCTGTAATCCCTGTCGATAAGAAGAGCGATAAATACTTCACTTACACCAAGAACGATTGGTTCCGTGACGAGGCTCAACGCCGCGCTCCGGGAACTGAATCGGCTGGTGGCGGTTACAACATCTCGACTGGAACATATTCATGCGATGTTTATGCTTTCCACAAAGATGTCGATGACCAAACCGTTGCTAACGCTGACGCACCTTTGAATCCTCTTCGTGAGGCAACAGAGTTCGTCACCCGTCGTATGTTGCTCCGCAAGGAACTTCAGTTCGTATCTGACTTCTTCACAACAGGTGTTTGGGCAGACGATGTAACTGGCGTTTCAGGCGCACCATCTTCAGGACAGACAAAGCAATGGTCTGACTACACCTCATCTGACCCAATCTCTGATATTGAGGCAGGTAAGGCTGAGATTCTTTCCAATACTGGAATGGAAGCAAACACACTTGTTCTTGGATACGATGTATTCAAGAGCCTCAAGAATCACCCTGACTTGGTAGACCGTATCAAGTACACCTCTTCACAGACAATCACCACCGATATGCTCGGTGCGATGTTCGACATTCCTCGCGTCATGGTTGCTAAGGCAGTCAAGGCTACGAATGTTGAAGGTGCTACTGGCGCATACGGATTCGCCTTTGGTAAGGGCGCTCTTCTTGCTCATGTTGCTCCACAGCCCGGTCTATTGACCCCTTCCGCTGGATACACCTTCGCTTGGACTGGTGTTTCAGGCGGACTCGGCGCAACAGTTGGAACTTCTTCGTTCCGCATGGAATCCATCAAGAGTGACCGTGTTGAAGCAGAAATGGCTTGGGATAACAAAGTCATCGCTTCTGACCTCGGTTATTTTTGGAATACCATCGTCGCTTAGTTAGTCGAAAAAGGGGGTAGGGCTTTCAAAGTCCTGCCCCCTTATTCATAAGGAGATAAATAAATGGCACTTGTAAACAGACTTTCCAAGGGTGAAGTAGCCGTCGGCGCACTACAAGTTGGCGATAACGATACCGTTTACGGAATCGAATTCGGAACAGTAGCAATCGACCCTGCTTCTCTCAACGCAACAACCCGTGGTGCGACAACATTTACTTTGACTGGTGCGGCTACAACTGACATCATCATTGTAAATCCACCATCAACTTTGAATGATGATTTGATTTTCTGTGGCGCCGCAGTAACAGCCGCAGATGAAGTCACCATCTATCTTTACAACCCAACAGCGGGTTCAATCAATCAAGGTGAAGCAACATTCTCATATTGCTGGATTGACACAACCGCATAACATGAAGGCTGAGATTCTCAAGTCCATGTTGGTTGATGGACGCAAAGTAGTCGCTGGCGACATTGTTGATGTCAAGGGATGGCGTCACGCTAAAGCCCTTGCTCGCAATCGCTATATCCGCCTCATTGAAGATGGCTCTGCTACGGCAGAAATATCTGAAGAAAAAACAGAATCAAAGCCAAAAGCGCCTAAGAAAAAAAGCGCAGAGTAATTGGGAAGGGGCGGTTCGCTAAAATGAACCGTCCCTATCCGAAGAGGAGAATTTATGGCAGTCACACACTCAAGAGTTTCAGTCGGAACCACCGCGACAAAACTGACTTCTGACTATGATGGCAAAGACGGACAAACCATCAATGTACAAAATCCTTCAGGTGGCGCAGATGTTTTTATTGGCGGAGAAGGAGTAACCACAACTGATTATGGTTATCTTCTCAAGGCTGATACAAGTTTCTCAGTAGAACTTCAAGATGACGAAAAATTATATGCCGTCGTCGCGTCAAGCACACAAACTGTAAATATCATCCGTCAAGGAACCTGATAAATGGCGTTGCCAGCATCGCTATCGACCTGTACGGTTGTTGGTACTTATGTGGACTTGGTGGGAAACCCCGTTCGTGGTTCAATCAATTTCACGCCACAAACAATCCTCAAAGAGACAACCGCGAATGTAATTATCATCCCTGTTGTAATTCAAAAAACTTTTGATGCCACAGGTTCATTCAGCGTCGTCCTGCCAGTTACAAGCGATACAGATGTCACGCCTCAACCTTTTATTTACACAATTGAAGAAAACTTTACAGGCGGACGCACGATTGAAATTGCTTTACCTCTATCGGTAGCAGGTACCACCCAAAACCTCGCAGACTTGCTTCCAGCGCTTGCTTCCGCTGAGGCGGCATCTTATGTCACCCTTGACCAATATCAGGCTCTCTTGACCCGCTACAACGACGCAGAGAGTATCCGTGTCCTTGTTGTAGATGCGGATGAATCAGCCGCCGATGCCTCCACTTATGCCAGCGATGCGGCAACCGCGGCAGATGAAATTGCTTTATTCAATACAAAACAAATGATGTTGATGGGAGTGTGAAATGGCAGAACCCTATGTACCGATAGCCACTCATACCACTTATGCGGCGTTGATGACTGAATTAGAAGTTAGCACCGATGCGGCTGAAACAAATACTGACGCTTTAGATACCGCGGTTGATAATGCTTTGGCTCATAAAAATACGGCAGAGGCTTTAGTTGAGGATAAGTTCAATCTTCTTTTCTTGGTAGGTTGCTAAATGGCTCTCGGCGCGAATATCAACACCGTGACGATTACGGGCAATTATGTTGATTATGAAGGCAATGCGATTCAAGGTCAGGTGCGTTTTACCCTAGGCGATGTTTTGAGAAGCGGTATTGATGACCAAATGGTTGCGCCCTCTAGCGTCGTAGTAGCACTAAGCGCTGGTGCCTTTACCGTAACTTTACCCGCGACCAATGACCCCGATGTTGTTCCTAATCCATTTACCTACACGGTAGAAGAATCATTCCCGGGCGGTCGCACATACACAATCTCAATCCCTTATGACACAGCGGGGTCTTTGGATTTAGCCGACCTCAGCCCTACACCAACACTTTCCACAAACTATGTTCAGTTAGTGGATGAAACAACTTGGTCAAGCCTTGAAACTAATATCGACACGCTAGACGGTTTGATAAATCAAACCACAGACAGAATTCTTGCCTCGGGTAAGTATTGGTATATCGACGCACAGTTCGCAACCTATACAGCCCTTGATACCGCTTACGCCACCTATACTGCTCTCACCGCTGGCACTTATGAATTGGAAGGTTCAGACATCTCCCAATTCGTAACCGATGCTCAGAGCGCAGAGAGCAATGCGTTGGCAAGCAAGAACACAGCCCAAAATAATGATGCTGATACAATCAGTCCATTACTTCTAATCGGAGGATAACCGTATGGCAACAGCCTATAAAGCCCTAGGGCAATCAAACCCTAGTGCCACCACGCTTACGACCCTCTATACCTGCCCTGCCTCGACTGAAACGGTTATCTCTTCCATCGTCGTATGTAATCAGGCTGGTACGAGTGGTACTTACCGTATTGCGGTCCGCCCAAATGGTGCGGCAATCGCTACGGAACATTATCTTGTGTATGACGCAACAATCGCGGCAAACACAACAGTCGCTTACACCCTAGGTGTAACTATCGACGCTTCAGATGTTGTTAGCGTCTATGCGTCAAGCACATCTTTTTCGTTCAACGCTTTCGGAAGTGAGATTTCCTAATGGCAATTACCACTAATGGCGGCGCAGGGATTACCGCTGACGCCGTAGCAACACTCAGCAATAAAACTCTTTCAGCACCGATAATCAATAATGCTACCTTTACTGGACAGCAATCAGGATTACAAATTGCTTTCAATGATGCGATTGTTTTTGAAGGTACGACTGCTGATGCTTATGAATTGACTTTGAGTGCTGGTGAACCAACACTTGACCGTACAGTTACTTTGCCAAACGCAACAACAACTCTTGTTGGTACAGATACAACAGATACTCTTACAAATAAAACTCTTACAAGTCCAACCTTTACAACACCTGTTCTTGGAACACCATCATCGGGAACGCTAACAAATTGTTCAGGATTACCTGTAAGCGGAATCACCGCCTCGACTTCAACGGCTCTTGGCGTAGGTTCAATTGAATTAGGTCACGCAACTGATACAACAATTGCTCGCGCATCTGCTGGTGTTGTAACTATTGAGGGTGTCAATGTTGTAACTACATCTTCAACAGATACTCTCACCAACAAAACTTTGACAAGTCCGACTATTGGAACTCAAGCATCTTTTGATAATCAAGCCGAAGTTCGTTTCCTAGAGGCAACCGCT